TTATCGTAGAAGGCTCGAAAGAACTCATTAGTATCCATATCAGATTCAGCGATCCATTTACGTACACCGGTGAAGTTCTTATCCTTCATGAAATCGATCAACTTCTTTAACGAGTCATCGCTAAAGTTACGAAGGATACCGGAATCAATAACTCCAGTAGCACTGTAACGTTGAAGTTCGTTGATAACTCGGCGCCAGTCAGGAAAATGTTTCTTGATAACTTCAGCCACAGTAGCTTTATCATAAGTAACTCCTTCATTGTCTAGGATTCCACACACACGCCGCAAAAACTGTTTGACCAGTTCTAATAGTTCAGACTTACGAATCTTGAACTTGATCACTGAACAACGAGAGTGAAGAGGTTCGATGATACGATCAACAAAGTTACAAGTCAGAATGAAACCACAATTGGCACTAAACTCTTCCATAAAATTGCGAAGAGCTGGTTGAGTTGACTGAGCATTCAGATAGTCGGCCTCATCGAGGATAACCATTTTACGGCCGCCGGATAGAGAAACCGAACTAGCAAAACGAGAAATATCATTACGTAGAGTATCGATATTACCATTTAACGAACCATTAATTACAATATAATCACAACCAAGTTCTTCACACATGGCTTTGGCGACAGTTGTCTTACCAACACCTGCCGTACCAGAGAGAATGAGATTTGGAATGTTCTTTTGATCAACGAACTGTTGAAATACTTTCTTCAGATCTTCTGGAAGAATAGTGTCTGCTACAGTTTTTGGACGATACTTCTCGACCCACACGAATTCTTCAAGCATAATATCTCCATCATATAAAATGTTTATAATGCGGCTAGGCCACTTTATAAACTATCAACCCTGGTAAGTCGAACTCGACTCAACAGCAATCCAGTATTCAACATTTGTGCCTGTGAAGTGACTGAGACCCTTCGCAGAGATCTGAACATTATAATTTCCAGGGATGAGCTTGATATTGTCTGCTCGGAAGACCATACGGAAGTTTGCCGAAGTGGAACCAACCTCAACACTATAAGCATCATGAGTCTTACCCTCAGCATCAATTGCCTGCAGGTAGATTGTAGTACCATCACCGGTCACAGCAATATGAGGAAGCTGAGAAACGCTCAGTGCCTTCATTACCTGATTGAGTGCTTCCTGAGTCAGAACAAATTCGATCTCAGGATCTGGAAGAGCAATATCTCTATCGGGTGCAACCATAATGAGTGATGCATCAGACAAAGCGTACTTGAACTTATTGTTACCTTCCTTAATTTCAACCACCGAATCCTGGATATCCAACTCAGCTTCATTAAACAGAGTTAGAGTACCAAGGAATCGAGACAGATCATAAATGCCAAAGCTCTTGGGAATTTCTTGCTTGATGGTGGACTTGGCCATCACCGACTTAGTATCCGAGATAGTTCGAATAACATTCCCAGTCTTGAACATGATGTTCTTGTTAATTGACGAGAAATTCTTGAGCACCTGTAGTGTGTTAGCATCAAACTTCATAATATTCTCCATAATGTTTGGTATTATCAATATACTTCAATTACTTATTAATGTCAATCACTTCTTTTTGAGTTGCGAAACATCTGCAGTTGCAGCTGCTCCAATTTGAGCTAGATCAACCAACGATCCACCAAATACATACATACCCACATGCTGCAACTGCATCCATGGGCAGAACCAAACTTTCATACCAGCCTTACGTGTCCACTGGCAGAACATATAATCTTCTGAGAGATAGCGCTTACTATCCGGACAGATAGGAGTATCGAAGAACGCCATGATCTCACGAGTGCCATCAAAGTGCTCTGTACGAACATGATCTGGCTTGTACATCTGCTGAGGATAAGCTTCCTGGAATTTTTCAAACGTATTACGACGAATCATCATGAATCCAGTACCAGCTTCTAGAACCTCTACTGGTTCTGAAAGTGGAATTTCACTTCGATCGCCAGCAGGATTAAAGACATAATCGCCAACATACTTTTCAAGATTATTAGGATCTTCGTCTGCAAATCCCTTGTCAACAGCAAGCTTAATCTTTTCCCAGCTGATGCACTTCTTTGGATAGGGACCGGCGATAATATCATAATCATCGTCTTCTGGATTTTCTGACTGAAGAGCAAGAAGAGCAATTACATCATTAGCATTAAAACCAATATCTGAATCGATAAACATCATGTGAGTATCACCAGAACGCATAAACTCATCTGCACAATAGTTACGAGCGCGAGTAATTAACGATTCATTAAACAGAAAATAGAATCGAATCTGAATGCCATAATGAGTACAGAGAGCTGAGAGGTCTGCGATTGATCGAGTAAACATACCCGCACACTGCCCACCATACATTGGAGCAGCTAGAAAGAGCTTGCGTTCACGAAGCTTTTCAATTGGAACATTGATTTCAATACCCATACTTAATCCTTATTTTCAGTGTCGTGTACGTGGAGTTGCATAATTGCATAGTGGATAACCTTGAGAAGGTCTTTGCGCCATTCGGCTGGATCGCCTTTGCGACCATATCGTTGCGTGTACTTCATCATATTCCCAATATTGAAACCAGTCCCATGACCGGCGTCAATGATGAATTCTGTTGCTTGGAATTTATTGCGGGAATAATGCTGATTGTAAGTAGCATCAATATAAGACTGAATCTCGTCGAGGAGATTGCCTTCATTATATTTATAATCGATCGCACCGACTTCAGTTGGTTTCATAAAATAATCTTCTTCAATATTCTTTATCCATGTTTTGACTGCACTCATACTAAAAACGCCTCCAATGATGCTTTCTCTTCATATGTACTGGTTTGTGAATGATTATATTGAATAATGTAATCAGTATCAAGCATTCTTCTCTCACCATTTAAATATGCTACAACTTCAGTTGCCATGTCAGTCGCAGTCTGAACTGGAACATTTTGGCAAATCATATTCGCATTACGTGGGCTTGCATCAACTAATTCAAAGTCTTGTGGAAGTCCCATAATTGTCATTGCTTCGCGATAATTAATATACCGATCATGTACAGGATGTGCAAGCATAACAGGATAATGACCCACAAAGGCGCCGATATAATCACGGGGAACAATTGTATTCCTACGCATAATAGAACCACCAGCAGCGAGCTTAGCGTCACGGTATTCGCATTTAGTAACTTCTTTTTCATACCCGTGAGCGCTCATCCACTTTGCTACTTCAACATAATTAGTTTTAGTTTCAATATAAGCTAATACGTCAGCATTACGAGCAGATTCTGATGGGATCTGAGAAGCAAACTGAGCATGAGTGATTCCACCCTCAAGTTCTTCTAGAATGTAGCGATAGTATGGATCATCCTGTGATGGAATCTTCTTGTTAATAGAATCTGTCTGGAAGTTAGAGTTAATGTTAGTCAGTAACTGCTCAATAGGAGTATATGGTCTACTGTAGTAATTCAACATTGGCACCTTATCATCTTTCCAGAAGAAGTAGAACGAACGTTCACGAACTTGAGGAAGACCGTGCAATAGAGACTTTGTGCGATACACCGACATAGTATATCCATTTTCTTTGCCAATTCGCTTTAGATTGTTACGTACTGTATCACCAACCTTGCCGGCAAATCCTGGAGCATTCTCGCCCCAAAGAACTCGTGGCTTCATGTTTTCAAGTACGTACTGAGTACTTTCAGACAACCATTTGTTGTTGGGATTGTGGTCTCCATATCCATGACTAAGCATTGAAAGACCGGCACACGGACACACACTATGCACAACATCTACTGCATAGGGATGAACTCCACCCTGATCTAGAAGAATGTATGGAATATTTGAATCATACTTAGTCTTATAATGATTTAGAATATGCTTGTCGTTTGCTTGAAAAGGAGAATAGGACAAGAAATATTCTGGAGCTCTGCCATGAGCAGCATGAGCACCTAGAGTCTCGCCTCCGATAAGTGGTACAATACTAGCATGAGTAAATTCACTTTGCATCTAGGATCCTTTGAATTTCATTTCGTTGTACGTTCTTATCTAAAGGATGATTGTCATAGAGACACTCGTACATGCGATGACCAAGTTGAGCCAGTTCTTCTGTGCTCATGTTTTCAATTTTTTGAATTGTATTTCCGACAAAGGCATCGCCATAGATGGCACCCTCTTTGTCTGAACAGAGTAAGATAGACTTACAGTCAACAACCTGTTGTACCCTCGAGCGCCACCAGCCAGACCCAGCGTGGTAGTATTCGGGCATCAAACATCCCCAGTTCCTATTATATATACGGCACATTTCTGATTCAATTACACGTTCACCCTTGTACTCACCTCGCTTAGCGCCGAAACTAAGAATTGGCCAAGAAGGATTTTGAAGCTTTAGCCACTTTTGAGTCTTACCCTGAATAAGAGATGAGAAGATCCACTGCTGCTGCTTATCATTAGCATCAACAATATCATCGCCTAGAAAAGCAGCAAGACCTGAAATCTCCTCGCCATAATTATTAAATGGTGAGCGATTTAGATTGTACGGGTTGGGATTGTAAGTGAAGACTGGGCCCTGCCATTCCAGACCAAAAAGTGCAGGATCACCACCAGCAAAAGAGCAAACTAGAAGACGATTCTTCTTAGAGTTGATGATCTTACAAGACTCAATATAGTGTGACCGGTTATTCTTTAGAAGTTCTACTGGCTCGTCACCAGCATACAGATCGACAAGATAAGGCCGGAATGCAGCATTGCCATCTCCTTCTTCAAGATTCTTTTGATATCCACTAAAGCTTGCAAACACCTGATTGATTTGCCAATCATCAAAAGCTAGAATACAATCTGGCCGTGCTGCTACAGCCCAAAGACCAGAATAAAGACGTTGACAAAAAGACTGAATAGAATGCAGATAAACAATCACCTCATCATAACTCGAAAGATCTTCACCCTGCTGAACAGGACGTTGTTCGACCTGCCAACCCATATCTTCCAAACAACGAATGAGTGAATATTGTGAGTTCAGGATCTTTAGTTGCTTACGCTGAAAATAGTCTCGTTCATTCTGCTCAGCATTAAAACCAGTAATCAAAATCTTTTTCATTACTTCACCATATTAAAATGTCTAGAATACACATGAAGGCTACCAACACTCCAGACGATCTTAGTCTTAGTAATACCAAGAGCCGACCCGAGTAATTTAACCACATGATCTTGCCAAGCATAATCATTACGATAGCCAAAGACAACATCATTACTGCGCATCTGAACAACTGCAATCAGTACACCATCACGAATCATATACTGAACAGTATTGGTGCACATGAAGTCTGAACGACCATTGTGATTATAGTCCAGCCACATATTTGGCCGAGTATAGATCATAACAGCTCGACGACTATTCGGATTTGCCGATAATTCTTGATACACACGATAGTACTGATTATAGTTATCTTCGTGCCAAATAGCCCAGCCATAATTGGAATTGATCTTGCCGTCAGTGCAAGCAACCGAAGTCCAGATCTCAGGTGGATTTGCTTCTTGCTTTCCACCGGGAATGTCCTTAACATACAAAGACTTCGATTTGTACCAATCGAGCTCACGCTGGATGTAGTCTTCATTCGGCTTACCAAAGATGGCTGGTTCATTTGCTTCAAACGTAGCACCAATCATCTCGATAGTCTTAACGCCAGTCTTGTCAATTACAAACCGTTCAGCAGCGAGTTCATTGACAAAGTACTGGCGAATATCTTCAACTTGCATCATTATTAAGAACTCCAAGGTTAGTTGACTTGACCATGTTTACGTCAGCAACTCCTCCCTTGTTACCACTATCAATTCGAACAGGACGATTCACGAGATCTCGTCTTGAATCCTGACCTTCCATCTTTCCACGGCTGTATGAGACAAAGAAGGATAGATAGTTGATGGCATCCTTCGCCGAGTCTTCGAGCGATTCAAAGTTGGCTGTCTCGCCTGCTTCCATTGCTTCCATGACAGAATAAATTCGAGTAATTTTCTGATGGACCATATCAAGAATCGTAGCACAACCACGAGGATAATGGTCAGCCTGCCGAATACGCGACTTTTCATTTTGATAATCTTTCGACTTTCGTTGCTGCAGTTCACCACATTCTTGTAGGACTCTAAGAGATTCACGCATAATTTTCACTTTCTAAATTTAGAAATTTGACGGGACATGGTATGTAGTTGTTCAGACAATTGTTGATTTTCTACTATATCAACAATCTCACAATTTGTCAATAGATAAGATCGTACTGGTGTTCCATCATTTCTTTTTTCCATCACATACGAGTTGACATGATTTGGACACTGGTATACTTTAACAGGATCTGAAGCTTCATGAGGAACCTGAACAAAATATAATTCATCAGTAGAATCGATCTTGTTCCATAGCGTCTTACTGTAATTTTCTCCGATCCAAAAACTTTGAGTCTTTCTATTTAGCTGAAAAGTTTTTACCTGAACAGTCTTATCAAAAAACAAAATATCATGCGGATGATACTTATCAAATTCACGAGTTAAAATAGCAGCTGGACCTAGATGCTCTGCGACCAGGTCTTCACCAATACAACCAATAGTTTCACGCGCGTTCATATACTTTTTCTCCATATTTCATAATCTGAGCTTTGCCAATTTGCGCGGAAAGCCGAGGATCTTTTAGTTGCACCTTGCCTTCAGTAATTTTTTTCCATTTACGATAAAGTTTTGGTTCCAGCAAGTGAAGTACGTCATTACAATTTAATTTCCAAATTTCTACAATTTTACCACTTTCATATCGAGAACAATAATGATTTTTGTATTTACAAATTTTATCATTTATTAGATATTGCATTTGTTTTTCCCAAGTGGGAAAAACAGAAATGCCGCCGTATGAAGCTTTTAAAGTAGAAGTGGTGGAAGACTTATATTCACACCCTGCAGGCTCTTCATCAATACCATCAGCCCCAGTCAATGTTGGGGAAATTTTATGGCC